ATCGTGCTGCTATTAGGATCACTGACAGGAATAACTTCCACCATAGCGTAGTCGGCTCTACGAGCACGAGGTTCACCACGGTCAGGCACGTACATATACTCTTCAGGCGCGTACTCAGCAATGATCTTTCTCAGGAGTTTAAATTCCTGCTTCATTGAGTAGTGCACCCTAGATTGCACCGCAGCCATTGGCTTAAGGGTACGTTCTAAAAGAGCGAGTGTTGTTCCAACAGGAGCATTTGCACTCATGTCGGATATGTTCATGTCTGAGATAGCGCCCAAACGTCGACCTTCTTCTGTGATCTGCTGCAATAATGCTAGCAACGTCTGAGAAGGTTCTTTGTAGGGCAGCGGCATGATGTTATCGCGGATGCTGCCAGAAGGCACATCTACATCACGGAATTCGCCGGGACCAATCGGTGTGTCGTCGCCCTTAACTCGTAGTCCGCGAGATTTGAGACCACCGGGGAGATTGGATAGGGTTCCAGCGTCCACGAGTTGACGGATAATACTAGTGCCAGCTTTAGCATAACCACCAATAATATGAATGAGGCCGAGTCCATAAAATCCAAATCCGGGGACGTACGCATAGTGTACGAAATGTTGACGCTTAAGCATCAAAGGATCGTCAATATTCCAGTTACGTCGTATAGCTAGAATCTTGCCCGTACCCTTCTCAAGCGTTACCACATAAGGCTTTGCGATCTGTAGATCGTCGTCTTCACCTTCAGTATCCACACCGTCAATAATCAGGTCAGCATGAACCTCAAGTACAGTGTATCGGTCGTCCGAGGTCAGAGATATTCCCGACTGCTCGGCCTTTGCCTCTTCTACGTCTGTAAAGAAAGATACTGGGTCACCTAATTCGACTTCGCGGTAGAACCCACCGGCCTGTAGCTTGACCATCTCGTTCTTGGTCTTGCGCATTACGTGTGTTACGCGCTCTGCGGATTCAATATTCGAAGCACCGTAAGGTACGATTACATCTTCGGCAGGGATATACAAAGCAGTTTGACGACCCATGTTGGGATCAAAATACACTTTCTTAAAGGCAGAACCGGCCAAACCAAGGCTATATAGTAGCCTCTCATGTTCGGGGCGGTATTCTACCATAACTTCTGTAAGCTCGTAATTCATATCCGTTTTTACACGGAGTGCTGCATCTTCCTTTTCCTTAGTAGCTTCGCCAAGAATTTTAGTCTTAACAGGACCGGCAGCAGGGAACGTCTCGCTCATGGCCTCAGCTTGGAATCGAATAGCCGCTTCCGCTAGGATGTTAGAGTAGACCCCACAGGCATTTTCCCAAGGCTCGGTACGCGCTTCATACTTCATACCAAGAACATCAAGACCTGCAACGTAGCTGTCTGCCCAATCACGGCGTGCGCTTGTATCACCTTCGATAGCTTCGCAAAGATCGCCGGAAATTTCAGTTAACTGCCCGTCGTCTAAGTATTCAGCGAGGTTCGCATCAAAAGGCGCCATATCGGCATCGTCCGGCTCTTCGCCAAAACTTATCTCAACGCTGCCATCTTCAAGTTCTATCATGACGGGCATGTCTTCATCAGTAGCAATAGCCATCTCGATCATGGCGTCGGGGGCCATCTCTTCACCCATCAACTCTCCGTCAATGCCTTCGGGCATTTCGTACAAACCTTTTTCGATAGCCATCTAAATTTCCTCTGCGCGCGTCCGCGCTTTAATAGAATCCGCCGCGATGCCTATACATAGGCTCGCTTTCCGCTTCGTCCGTTGGTAGGGATATAAAGCCACCTTGACGAAAACGCATCAATGCCATTATGGTAGTATCCACCAAGTCATCGTTAGACATGAACGGAAAACCTGCTACTTCTTCTACTAGCTCTTCCGCCCAACGTGTTTGGGGAACCCACACAAGTCCAGATCGTACTATATCAGCAACAGAGTTTAAACGCGCTGTTTTATCTCCTGAGCCTCTGTGTGGCGTATATTCCTGAACCATCAACCCAGACCTACGCATCTCTTGATACAGTGGAGTACCACTACTCTTTTTCTCCACAATAAACGCATCCGGCTCCCACTCGTTGTACTGCTCCCAAGCCAACTCTTTTAGCTCTGGAAACTCCAAGCGACGCTTAATTGAGTTAAGCAATATTATGCAGTAGCAATTCTCCTCCTCGTGAAAGAAAACGCCCCACGTGGTTAAGGCTGTAAAGTCAGCCCTATTGTTCTTTTCGGCCGCCGCGTCAAGCGTCATGATTATATATTCACAGCTAGGCGGGTCTTCGTGTGGCCATTCCTTCCACCACTCACGCTTAACCATTGCGGCTTCTTCTGCCGTAGGCTTTTGCTGGTACTGGGCATTCCACTGGAACACCGGCATTGACGCTTTAGTTCTGTACAGGGCATCAAGATCAAAGAACTCAGGCCACAGCGGCTTTTCTGTAGTCAGGACTTTGGCGTTTTTCCCCACCCCTACCTTGCGCTCTACGTCTAAAATCGCTGGAAATTCAACAACTTCGTACTTATCGGCCAGCTCATTCTGGGACATATCCCGTACAACACGCCCAGTCAGGTCATCCAAGTGCCATCGGGTCTGTACAATAGCGATCCGCCCATGAGGCATAAGACGCGTTCGTGCTCCAAACGTAAACCATTCGTACGCTTTATCGAAAACATCTAAGTTACCGCTAATAATGTCTTGTTCGTTATGCGGATCGTCTACTAATAGCAAGTGAGCACCACGACCGGCGAGTGCTGACCCCACACCACACGCAAAATATTCTCCACCTGCACTAGTGTTCCAACGCCCTGCGCTTTTTGAGTCCGACGCTAGCTGTACAGTAGGGAATATGGCCCGATATTCAGGGGTTGAGATAAGGTTTCGCACTTTTCGACCAAAATCTACCGCAAGGTCTGTCGTGTGGGACACCATCAGCACTTTTTTGTCTGGGTTACGCCCTAAAAACCACGCCGGAAAGTAGATAGATATGAGTTGGGACTTACCGTGACGCGGGGGCATGTTTACACAGATACGATCTTTGCCTGTTCCTGCTACATCTTCGCCGTCTGGGCCGTATTCTTTACCCCGTTCGATGTCCATAAGCATATCAGCTAGGATTCGGTGGTGTTTTCCTACTTTGTAGTCGGTCTGCATCTGTTTGCAGAATTCTATTAGGTCATTATAAGCCGCTTCGGAGCGCTGCCTAGCCTCTAACTCCTCGACAATCTTTAATATCTCGGCCTGTTCGTCGGGAGTGTAGGAGTTTAGGTTTTGCAGGAGCAGGTCTATCTCTTCCGCAGTGAATTGCGGAGCCGCAGTTGGTATGGGTACAAGGTTTGTTTTTACGGATTTAGGGTTCCGCATCAGAGCCGCCCTCGTCTACTACCTCGTACACACCATCAGCGTTTTTCTTTAGGACTTCTAGCTTTTCTCGTAGCTTTTCGCGCAGTTCTGCGGCGTTTTGGTGGGTTACCGTAATTTCTTTGCGCTCTGTAAACAACCCAACGTCGGTCATCTTACCCAGTAACTCCAAGGCACGTATCCGTATGCGAGCGTCCGCATTCTCTGTCTCAAGGACCAGCTTGTTGACGACGGTGTTTCGTATCTCAGCGGAGTGGGTAGCGACTAAGTGCCCGAACTCTTTCAGGATGTCGTTGGTCTGGATAATGACAGCGGGGGTTAAGCTATTGAATCTATTGTGGTTTAGAGCCTTTGAGGTCTTCTCCACGTTCTCTGCGTAGGCGCTAACCAGTGCGGCAGCGGCGTCGTTCTCTACATCATCGGCGTCGTCGAATTCTAAGCCGTGATCTTCTAGCTCGTTTATTGTACGGACGGCAGCATCTACACGTTCCTTGAGGTCCATGTACGCAGCGTCGTCTGGTACTTCCATACCGAACTCGGGGTCGAGGGCCATCGCCATCTATATATTACCTTTTAAATGCAAGCAGTTACGCCGTTGAGCGGAGTATAGGCTACAAAAAATTTTTTTACAACAGGGACTTGGGACTCCTATGGGGGGTAGTTGGTATTTGGAGGGGGT